TCCGAATACTTTTAATGAGGCTAGTATGATCAAAGTTATATTCGTCAATATCAATGCAGCCCCACCTACAACTATTATCTTCTGTGATAGGGATGATTCCAAGGGCTGGTCCTTTGCCTTCGAGGTGGTTTGTCCAGAGTTCATCGGTGACGTCTTGACGAACAATAAAAGCTTTGCCTTGTTGCTTTCCGTTGTCGCCTCGCTCACCGGGTTGATATTGTCCATAAGCGATTTCTAATCCTGAAAATATTGATTTGAATTTATTCTTTAGCATTTTTTCTTTCTTTGTAAAGGGGGGATCTTAAAATCCCCCCAATATGATTAGTACGGTGTACTATCTTTTTTCTCTTCCACATCTGCTTTTGTTTGCACGCTTCCTTTAGATACATTACCGGCAAAGTCTTTTGCATTTAAATACAAAGCTTTGTCGTCCTGTCCCATAATTCTGTCTTGCGTAACAACCCAGCCATACCAAGAACCTTTGTCGTTCTTTTGTAGAGTAGAAGCTAGATTATACACAACGCCATGCATTGGTGGTATAGCAAACCCACCTTTACCGTCAGGTATTTGTATGGTTTTCATCATAGAATTCCATTTTTTACTGACATTCAGCTGTGTTGATTTCATGGTAATTAAAGCAGGAGTAAAACCACCTGTCTTTGTTTCTACCATAACAAAATAAGAAGCTGTCTCTTCAAGATAATTACCATTTGGTAATCTAATTTTAGATCCATCTCTCTTACCTGTTGCAATTACCGGACTGTTCGGCAAGTGAATAGCCACAGGAGCACCAGGCCCATCACCTCTATCCGACCACTCTGGGTAATCTTTTTTGTAGTAACAAGGAATAACCTTGATACCTTTCTTACCATCGTATAGTTCGCTGGTAACAGTATTATAGATCATACCAGGTTTGGCACCTTCTATATACTTTGCATCACCATCAGTAACCTGCGGTGATAGCTGTCCTAAGATTCTTACAAACGGTAACGCCATATCTTCTTGCGTCATGTTTTCAAAACCTTTGGACACATCATTGCCAAATAAAGCAAGTGATGTTTCTTGTTTAGCTTTTAGTTCATTAGCCATTATACATTCTCCATTAGTTATTTCCGGGTTATTTTAGTTTTATCTTTAATCCATGTATTAAAGATATCAGAAGGCATGTCGAGCCCGGACTCAACACGCTCCTGAAATAGAGCTGTTAATGTATTCCATGCTGCATCAGATTTCTGTTGCGGCTCAAATCCATTCTCAGCTGCAAGGTCCAGCAATTGCTTCGCCTTGTTGTCTTCTCCCTTTCCAAAAGTCACAAAGACATTGTTTTTAATAATGTCCCCTAGCCCTTGGTCACGAAGCCATTTATAGGCTTGCTCTCTCTTCGCTTCATCTTTTGGAAGAGTGCACCTAAATTCTTTTTTAACAGATACATTAGAACCATCAGCTAATTTAATTGCTGACAAACCCTGCTCTGCTAGTAATTCTGGTATTATACGAGAACCAATATCATCAACTTCTTCTTTTTTCTTTTTAACTTGTTCTTCAAGTTGTGCTAGTTCATCTTCTTTCTGTTTTAATCTTACACATTCCTGTGCAATAGTTGTTACCTCTACATTATCTAAAAGATCTTTTGAATCTTTTAACATTTCTTTTTGTATGTCAAAAGTACCACTACCTGTAAATACTTTTATTTTTTGTTTAACAC